GGTACGAATCGACCGCGAGATTCGACTGTTCAACGAGTTTTGTAGGGGGGTTGTGCGGTGACCCCTCAGGTGCCCGTCAGTCAGGCATTGTTCGGTGAGGCCGTTGGCATCAGTCAACAGGCCGTCAGCGAGCTGGTGCGTGCTGGAGTTTTGGCCGAAGGCGGCACGGCGGCCGAGTGGTTGCTGGCCTACTGCGGCCGACTGAGGGAGCAAGCTGCCGGGCGTTTCAGCGAAGGGCCGCTCGACCTGGCGCAGGAGCGTGCTGCACTGGCCCGCAGCCAGCGCGAGGGCAACGAGATCAAGAATCAGGTACTGCGTGGCGAGTACGCCGCCGTGACCCTGCTGGCCGAAGTGCTCGCGAGCGCCAGCCAGTCCGTCGCCGACCGATTCGAGCATTTGCCCGGTCTGCTGCGCAAGACCATGCCCGACCTACCGCAGCCCGCGGTCGACCAGGTGATGGCCGTCATCGCTGCCGCACGAAACGAGTGGGCGCGTGCGACTGCTGAGCTGGTCCGCGAGTCCCTATCCGTGGTCGACGATGACGCCGCGCCGGATTTCGAAGATGAGCCGCGCGCCGACTGAAACGCAGCGAGCGGTGCATCAGGCCGTTGTGTCCGGCCTGGCGCCGCTTCGTGCCGAGCCTCCGATGTCACTCAGCGAGTGGGCCGCCAAGCACTTCCGGCTTTCGGCAGAAAGCAGCCACAGCCAGGGCCAGTGGGACGCCTACCCTTTCCAGCGCGGCTGGATGGACGCCTTCAGCAATGACGCCATTGCCGAGGTGACCGTGCGCAAGTCCAAGCGCGTCGGCTACACCAAGACCCTCCTGGCGTTCATCGCCTACAACGCTGCGCACCGCCGGCGCAAGCAGGCTCTCTGGCAGCCAACGGACGACGACCGGGACAGCTTCGTCAAGGCTGAGGTCGACCCCATGCTGCGAGACGTGCCGGCGATGGCGCCGGTGCTGCTGAAGGGCAAGGACGACACCCTGAAGCTCAAGCAGTTCATGGGAAGCGTGTTGCACACCCTGGGCGGCAAGGCAGCGCGGGCGTACCGGCGCATCACCGTGTCCGTGGCCATGCTGGACGAGGCCAGTGCGTTCGACACTGTTGTCGAGAAGTCGATCGACCCGATCGAGGGCGCGCGCGGGCGATTGGAAGGCGCAGCGTTCCCGAAGCTGATCGCTGGAAGCACCCCGCGCATCAAAGGTCTGGACCACATTGAGACCCGGGAGGCCAACGCCGAGGCGGTGCTGCGGTATCACGTTGCCTGCCCGCACTGCCAGGCCGAGCACCCTCTGGAGTGGGGTGGCAAGGACCTCCGCCACGGCTTCAAGGGTGGCGGGCTTGGCGGCGATGCGTCGCCGGTGCGGCATGTCTGCCCCCACTGCCTCGAGCCGATGACCCAGAGCCAGTACCTCGCGGCCTACGGTGCTGGGGCCTGGGTGAGTCGGTGCGGGGGTTACCGGTACGGGCAGGACAGCGTGTGGCGCGATGACGCCGCCCAGCCGCGTCTGCCGCCGCGGCATGTGGCCTTCCACGTCTGGACCGCGTACAGCCCGCAGCGCGACTGGCAGGACATCGTGCGCGAGTTCCTCGAAGCAAGTCGCAAAGCCAAAGAAGGGCAAAGCGGCCCGCTGATGACCTTTGTCAACGAGACGCTGGGCGAGCTTTGGGAAGAGAAGTTCGAGAAGGCCGACGAGCACGCGCTTCAGCGCCGCGCGGAGCCCTACAAGCGATTCAGCGTCCCGATGGGCGGCTTGGTGCTGGTCAGCGGAATTGACACGCAGGACGACCGTTGGGAGTGCGTGACCTGGGCGATCGGCCGCGGCGAGGAAATGTGGGCCGTCGACTACAGCGTGATCTACGGCAACCCGGCCGAAGAGGCCGAGTGGGCCGAGAAGCTCGACCCTTATCTGGCGACGCCATTCCAGCACGCGAGCGGCCAGCTGCTCAAGATCGAAGCGGCCGCCGTCGACACGATGGGCCACTTCACACACCAGGCGTACAACTACTGCCGCACGCGCGAGCGCCGCCGAGTGTTTGCGATCCGGGGCGAGAGCCAATCCGGCCGGCCGATCAAAGGCAAGGCAAGCGTTGTCGATGTCAACTGGCGCGGCCGAGTACTCAAGCGCGGCGTCCGCCTTTGGTTCGTTGGCACCGACACGGCCAAGGACACGCTGCACGGGCGACTGGCGGTGGCCAAGCCAGGCCCGGGGTACGTTCACTTCAGCCAGGAACTGCCTGCGGCGTTCTACACCGGGTTGACAGCGGAAAGCCGCGTGCCCGTTCGAACCGCGCGAGGTCTTGATTACCGTTGGGTCAACCCGCCCGGTCGCCGCAACGAGCCGCTGGACTGCACGGTGTACGCCATGTTCTGTGCTGAGGCTCTTGGACTGCATAGCCGCACCGCACGGGAGTGGGATCGGCTTGAGGAGGCTGTGCAGCCTGCGACGAGTGACCTGTTCGCGGCATCGGTTCAGGGCACCGGCGATGTGCCGGCCATAACCGCGGCTGCCCCGCGAGCGTCCCCGGTATCCAGCGACGGTCGCGTCTCCCTGAGCAGCAGCGCCCGCTTCTCCAGCCGACCCGGAGCCCGCAACCGATGAAAGCCGGGAGCAACGACATCATCCGCTGGGTGATCGACAGAATGATCGCGCACGAAGAGAGCATCACGCAGGAGCTGGCGCTCACCGTCGAGCGCGAGGCGCGGCGGGAGTGGGGCGGCCAGACCATCCCGTACATCGCCAAGACCTGCGCAGCCGACCGGCCAGACCCGGTCGCCATCCGGCGAGACCTCGACCGACAGCCCAACGTCGGCACCGTCGCCCAGCGCCATGGCATCAGCCGTCGCACTCTGTACCGACTGATCAGCAAGCCCTGACCGGCCTGCCGGCTGTGCCACTCCCCCCCTGATCGTGGCACAGCGTTCTGCGCAAACTGACCCGCACGCATTGGAGAGTCACGAATGGCCGGGATCACCCTGCAGCAAGCTGAAGCGCAGCTGGCGGCCTACCTTGCCGCCGAATCTGCCGTGCTTTCGGGCCAGGCATACAGCATCGGCGGGCGCAGTGTGACCAGGGCGGACCTGGCCGAGATCCGCGCCGGCCTGGAAAGCTGGAATTCCCGCGTGGTGCAGCTCAGCAACCGCACGCAAGGCCGGAGCCGTGGCCGCACCGTTGTCCCGGCGCGCTGACCGACATGCGCGAGCCTTCCGACCCCAAGCGCCGCAACATCCCGGCCGCTGCCGCAACACTGCTTGACCGCGCGATCGGCTACGTCGCGCCCCGCGCTGCCGCCCGCCGGCTGGTCGCGCGTCAGCAGCTCGCGGTGCTGGGTGGATACCAGGGCGCACGCAAGGACAAGGCCTCGCTGTCGAGCTGGCGCACGTCAGGCGGGTCACCTGAATCGGACGTCATTGCCGACCTGCCCACGCTGCGCGACCGCTGCGCAGACCTTGAGCGCAATGCGCCCGTGGCAGCCAGCGTCGTCAACAGCCACTGTGCCAACGTCGTCGGCACCGGCCTGGCCTGCAATCCGCAGATCGACGCCGAGTTTTTGGGGCTGAGCGAAGAGGACGCCCAGGCCTGGCAGAAGGACGCCAAGCGCCGCTGGCGCGCCTGGGCTGAATCGACCGACTGCGACCTGGCGCGCAACCTGGACTTCTATGCCATCCAGGACGTGGCCCTGCGCGGCGTGCTCAGTCGTGGCGACCTGCTCGTCATCACGCCCCGCGTGGCCCGCGACGGCCGCACTCGGCTGGCGCTTCAATTGGTCGAGGCCGACCGCCTGTGCAACCCGGGCCTGCGCGCCAACACGGACACCATGACCGACGGGGTCGAATGCAGCGCTGCCACCGGCGAGGCCATTGCCTACCACGTCTGCAGCCATTACCCGAACGATACGCTGGCGCGGGGTTCCCGCACTTGGACCACCATCGCCGCGCGTGGCAGCAGCACTGGCCGCCGCAACGTGCTGCACCTGTACCGCCAGCTGCGCCCTGGGCTGCGCCGCGGCGTGCCCTTGCTGGCGCCCGTGATCGAGCCCATCAAGCAGCTCACGCGCTATTCCGAGGCCGAGCTCTCGGCGGCGGTGACGTCTGCGCTGATGGCTGTTTTCCTGCGCATGGACCCCGAAGCGTTCCAGGACCTTTTCGACGAGGACTCCCGCGCCAAGATCGTCGACAAATCCATCAGCTG